TTCGAACCCGAGTGCCAAATCACTAACGTGCTGATCAAATCGGGATGCATCCAACCCAATAAAAACTGGGTTACTATATTGTGCCGCCTTCTTGTGAAAGTATTCCCCACTTTTCCACGCATCCATACCCTTGAATATAGTTCTGTCTCCACTTTTCTTCCAATCGAATAGTTTGTCAATTTTGGTAAACAAAAGGTGTTCAGTGTGTTTTAAATACCTTGCCAGTTCTAAATTATACCTCGGATCTCTAGGTTGAATGACCCGAGGTGCTGGATCCCTCTTAGCGGTTATATTAATTTTTTCCGCCTTAACAAAGGTAGATAGCTTGGCATCGCGCTCTTCAACAGAGCTCTGCAGGAGGGACAAAGCAGCCTTTTGGTAAATAATCTTTTTACGCCCAGACCATAACTCGACAGTTTCGTCGACAGAGAGTCTGGGAGGAATAGACCAACCATCCAGCAACTTAGTACCAAACCTTGCTAGCCTCGCATGAAATTCTTTGGGACTGAGTGTAGGCTTGGGTGTGGGCACCAGCATGCCTCCCCGTTCGACATTGAACACTCTTTCCATTAGTCCCCGCCGTACATTATCGAAGCAATGATTGTGTACAGCGTACCTTGTACTGGACGCTCCTCCAGTGAAATGGTACAAATTTCGAACCCTTGGGGCCTTTGGTCCTCTCACCTCTCTCGACCCCGCTGGCATATTACCACGAATTATCTTCGTGGTTATGCCCGAGAGAGTGAGTAGGCACCCCTAGTTTGTATCTGAGATACTGCCCTTCTTTTTAAAGAAGGACAAAATCTCATCAACCAAATCCCATTCTTTATCTACAATAAAACAGGCAGCTATAGCTTGTGCTAAACACCGATCGCGATCAGACAGCCGTAGATGTATATCATCGAAATAATCCAAAATTATTCTTTGATACACTAACTCATTTGCCCTGGATGGAGCTAAACGGCCAACTTTTGCACGAGCATGCATGGCACAACGGATAATAAAAGAGTTCTTCCTTTTAACTGATGACTTTCTTACAACCGCCAATTTCTTTATATAATCTCCTGGGATAGGGGTTCCTGCTTCATCTTTCTTGAGTTCAGATGTTAAACTTTCCTCAATTATCTCATTGATTTCTAGACTTGATGTTGCATCACAGTCTTCTTCTTTACTATCATATGAGGCTAGCTTGTCCTGTAGTTTCTTTACCATCAAATCAGCTGCCGGTGACAGCCCAATGTCAAACTTGATGAAGAAACTAACTATGACTAAGGGTATGACATTTAGTCCAAACCACAGGAACAAGATGCAAAAGCATAGGGTGGAGATCCATCGCTTGTAATTAAAAAGAGAAACAGTAGCCATAATGTTTTACGCTTAAAGCAAC